TGGCATAGTTTTACTCCTTCTATGTTAAAATTTGTGCAGGATATCTGTTGGATCCTGAACCGTTGCTAATATTTCATCTTCATTTAAAAGACGAACTTCTCCACCTTCAATTTCTATACGTGATCCTGCATAACGTGCAAAGACCACCCAATCACCAACCGCGCACCACGGACCGTTTGGATATCTCTCTTTATCCCTATAACAAGCATCTCCCATCGCAAGTACACTTCCACATTGCGATGCAACTTGTTGTCGGTCTATAGTTTCACCTCCTAGTAAGATTCCGCCTTTAGTTTTTTCATCCATTCTAAATGGTAAAACTAGCATTCTCCAACCAGTAGGTTTGGGTAATTTTGTTTTTTCTTTTGTGACTTCTTTTTGTTCTTCTGATCTTTTTAAACCAACTAAATCCTTATTTGGTAATTGGATTTTTTGTGTTGATATCGACGACTGTTCCTTCATTTTGCTCCTTCTCATTAAGCAGGTTAGAGATTTCCTGTTTAGTTGCCTCTAAGGCATTTATTTGTCCTATTATATACTTGTATGTTTCCATACTGTCAACCCCTCCGGACGTTACCGAGATTGCTAATTGGTGTATTCTTTTATCTAAATTTCTTTGAAGTTTATAGATTACGTTTTCTAAATCCATTAAATTAAATCTTTATAGTATTCTTCGTAGCTTTCATTTGAAACAGGTACACCTGCTAAATCACTTTTAATGTGTGATCCAATATATTTTTCCTTTGGAGGAAGAACAAGCTCTACTTTAAACTTATCAAAATCTTCAGGATGAATAGTTTTAGCTTTACTTCCAACAGGTTTTCTAGAATTACCAACAGTGGGTCTATATCTTGGGTTTACCATTATTTTTTTACATACTCTCTTAATGCTTGATCCCATTTTTTTTTAGGGTCTTTCCAAGGTTTCTTTTTAAATTCTGCTTCTTGTGCTTTTTTTGCTTCGTCTGCCATTTTACTTTTGAATGCTTTACCTTTTTTCTTAATTGCTTCTACTGTACTTTGACCTTTAAATTTTGTACCAGGTTTAACTTTAGTAATAGTTTCTGCAACTTTTTTTGCTGCCCATTTTCCAAATCCTATTCCCATTATTTTTTTCCTCCTCTAAATATTTGTGTACCCTTTATACCAAAAATACTCGCACATACAAGTATCCAGAGATTTGTGAACCATGACGGCAGTGCCGCAAAATGTTCAAAGAACATTTTTATCTTTTCCATGGCCGCCGGATCGTCTGACCAGACCCCCCAGGCCAAAATTATTATGGGCAATGTGAGAATCGCCAAAACTACCTCGTCCTTATAGTCGTTTTGCCGAGCTTCTAAAAGCTTGCCCTGGTATTGTTCTTCGCCGCTGGCCATCTTTCGCGCATGCATATGTTGTGCATCCGCCATAGCCATCTTTGTCTCTTGACGCTTTTTGTAAATATGTGTTCCAGCGTTTAACGCTAATTTAATTGCTCCAAACCACATATTAATACCAAGTTACTGGTTTTTGTTTTCTAGCAGCTCCTGTTCCAGCTACAGGTTGTTTATCCTTGGGTTTTTTATTATCAACCCTTGGAGTTTTAATCACTTTTTCTTTATTTGTGGGTGCATACCCTTTCCAAGCCATTTTTCCTCCTTAGTTTCTTCTTGGTTTCATCATAGCTAATTTTTCTCTCGATTCATTAGCTATTTCTTGTTTTTCAAGTGAAGTTTCAGCTCTTAATTCAGCTAAATCTTCATTTTGATCCATTTTTTCTTCAACATTAGTTTGATTCATCATCGCTCTCATACGATCAAGATTACTTTTTTTCTCTGCTTCTTTTCTTTTTGCTTCATTGTCCATAGCTCTAATATCTAATTCTCTTGATCTTAGTTTAGCAATAGGGTCATGATCAAATTGAGAAGTGATCTTTTTCTCTTCATTTTTAAATTCTTCCATCATTTCTGCAATTAAAACTGCTTTTCTTGATTCAATTTTGTTCTGCATCATCTGTATTTGATTCTGCAAATTAGGATTTTGTTGAGCAGCTTGTGGATTTTGCAACATTTGGATCATTTGTCCTACTTGTTGCAATTCTTCTTTAAATTCTAGTTCAATTTGCTCTTGTGCCATTAATGAAATGTGTTCTAAGCAATTTTTCTCAATTGCACCACCCACCATTGGTGCATTTCTAACCAAATTAGTCGCTAAAAAGTTTAAATGCGCTGTAATGTGTGCTCTGTGATCTTGTCCAGGAAAAGCTTGAAAAGGTTTTCCTCCTAAAGCATCAATATGTTCTAATGCCGGATCTTTTGGAGCTGGTTGTTCTGGTTTTTTTAAAATTGTATCTATATTTTTTACACCTAACGCTTCATACATGTTTCGATAAATAGCATATTGATTATGTAGCTCTGGATTAGATGTTGCCAATTGTAATTCTGTTTGTGCCATTGATATTCTTTGTGTTTGAGAAAAAATATTAGGATCCGCCACGGGTAGAATATCTACTCGGTCATCAAAGTCTGAAACTTTAATTTCTTTTCTCGCATTCGGAACATCGTAAGGATAAACCGGTGGTAAATACGTTTTAAAAACTTCTGCCAATAATTTAAATTCTTGTTTTAAACCCACATAGATTCTTTTATGAATTGCCGACATGACTCTTGATCCTCTTTCGAGTAACGCTACCGTCGTTCCGACAGCCGCTTGCTGATTCATATCGCCGACTTGATTGTCTGCGATGCTCGCGAATCGTTGACCTGCTTGCACGACAATCCCCATTAATTGTAAGAGGGTCTGTGAAGGTTCCTTATAAGGCAACTGCATATACGAATCTTTGATATTGCCTCCCGGAGCGTCGACATCTCTAAATTCTCCAGGCTGTAAAGGTTGTGCATCGTCTCGAACTCTTATGCCTCTCGTTTTAAATCCTGCGGGTAAATTAGCTAACGTTCCAGCATCGAGTAATTGTCTTAATGCCGAAGTTGCAGTTCTAGATAATCCACCAATCATGTGGATCAGGCCAAAGCCATAAAAGCCTAAGCCCGGTAGAAATTTAAAATGAACAAAATAATCAATTTTATCTTTTTTGGGATCATTCATTTCATAATTTCTTCGAATTGATAATATTTTTCTTGTGCCTTCTTCCAACGTCACAATGTAAGGCAACTTGATGCCAGTAAAATCTCCGCTTTGAGGATTAACATCTTCAAAGCCTTCCAGATCCAAATTCACATGACATTCTAAAAGCGTATATACGCTTTGTGTCTGTGTAGATTTAGTAGTTCCTTCCAGTGTACGTTTCTTATCTTCGACTTGGTCGTCGACGGTCATACCTGGTTTGGTTAATTCAATGTCCCTATAAAAACCAGCAATCTGCTGCTTTCTTAAGTCGTTTTCCGACATCTTGATCATATGGACCACTGCTTCCGCATCGTCTAATGAGGTAGCCGTATACGGAACAACAAGGTCATCTGCAGGGACAAATTTAGAGACAGCTCTTCCTAAAAGATCGTCGTAATAGACTTTCTTAAAAGTTGAACCACTCAAAGGTAAGTGAAACAGCATCTGGTCAAATTCAGGTTCGTATTCCTTCATCTGATCCATCAGCTGAAAATTCATAAAATCTTTAACCCGTTGTGACTGCGTTTCCTTTGCAGGATTCGATACGCCAATCACCTGGGTTCTAACCGGTCCATCCGCCGGCAATAATTCTTTATAGGCTAACGCCTGAAACTGTGTAACCGCTTCTGCAAGCACAGGATGCGTTGCACCCGATGCTCCCTGGAAGGGTTCTGTTCTATTATCATACTTGAATCCTAATAAATCTAAACCTGTAACATAAGACTGTTCCCAGTCTTTTCTTGACATCTTGTAATCGGTATAATCACCGCGAAGCTTGATTCCAACAGGATCTAAAACATCATCCGGCAGAATATCCGCGAGATTGTCAAAATGGCCCTCGGTCCCCGGAACGTTGATCGAGCCCGGCTCAAAATTGATTGTTGCTCCACCGTCTTCTTCGGGTGTAACTTCTACAGGTTGTCGTTTTTGTTCTTCCGTAACGTCAACATCCGTAGGTGCTTCCACAGGTGGAATTGCAACTTCGGTTCTGACATTCGGGAGTGATTTATCTATTCGGTCTTCTGCCATTTATACTCCTAGTAATCCATATCATCAATATATAGCTGCAGAAGCCTGTTGTTTTTCCATACCTGATATCCTATCTGCAAGGGATGATAATTTTCAAGAGATAGGTTGACATTAGTAAAATCAATCAAAACCTTTAAATCTGTATAATAATAGCATTTTTCATCAAAAACCACATATCCATCC